GATAAAAGGAAACCACATGACAGCATACGACAACTGGCTTGAGAAGCCGTTTCAAGACGCTTGCGCAGAGCAGGATGCGATTGACGAAATCGTTGAGGGCTTGCTCGCCGACGAGTGCAACATTCAAAACCCCGATGTGTTCTTGGAAGCGATCAACGAGGGCGCTTGTTTGGACGACAAAATTGTCCACGAGCGTTTGAAGCAAATTTTAGAAAAAGGTCACAGTTACGCCGACATTGGCGAACTCATCTACGACGCAGTCAACGCCTACTGCCAAACAACCGCGAATGACCGTGCGGAATCAATCATCCAACTCAGAAAGAAGTAATCATGACAAACATATTCAACAAACTCCGTGAACTAAACGTCAACGAACGTGTCGAGAAAAAAGAAGGCTTATCGTATTTGTCTTGGGCTTGGGCTTGGGACACTTTCAAAGTCAACTGCCCTGATGCGACTTACGAAGTTGTGAAAACCGCAAACGGCTTGCCCTACTTTGAATCTGAGGCTGGCGCAATGGTTTACACGAAAGTGACTGCCAACGGCGAAACTCACGAAATGTGGCTTCCTGTTATGGACGGCAAAAATAAAGCGATGAAATCCGTTGCTTACACCTATTCTGTGCGAGATTGGAAAACTAAACAGCAAGTGGAAAAAACTGTTGATGCGTTCACTATGTTTGATGTGAACAAAACCATCATGCGCTGTTTGGTGAAAAACTTAGCAATGTTCGGTTTGGGAATTTACATCTACGCTGGCGAAGACTTGCCAAGCGAAGGCGAACCAGAGCCGATCGACATTGACCCGCTGTTGGAATCCATCGACTCATCCAAAACTTTGGACACGTTGAAAGCAAACTACATCGCCGCCGTGAAAGTTGCAAAAGGCGATCAATCCGTACTCAAACAACTTGAGGTTGCCAAAGACCGCGTGAAAAACTGGATTGCCGCGCAACCAGAAACAGAAAGGGAGAAAGCGTAATGGGACAAATCATCGGACTCACCTGTGCTGCGGCTTGGCTGACGCACATCTTCACCTGTTTTGCGCAGGGCTTTTGGGGCTTTCTTGTGGCTGGCGCAATCTTCTTTCCAATTGGCATCCTGCACGGGTTTTACCTGTGGTTCAAGTGAGGTAGTTGTATGAGTAAAGAAACAGGTGGGGCAGCATTTCCCACATATCACGACCGCGACCCATTCAGAGGCATGACCTTGCGTGATTACTTTGCTGCCAAGGCGCTGGAGGCATTTGTTCACAACCGAATTCCTGTGGATGCGGCGAAAGAAGCGTATGACTATGCCGACGCAATGCTGGAGGCTCGCAAATGACTGAAACAACTATTGACCCGCGCACAGTGGAGCAAGGCTCAGACCTGTGGAAACAACTCCGCTTAGGATGCGTGACGGCCTCCAACGTAGCCGAAGTAATGTCCAAGGGCAAAGGCAACGCCGAAGCAATCGGGCGCTACAAATACAAGGTGCGTCTTGTTGCCGAGCGTATGACTGGCGTTGCTGGCGAATCGTTCTCAAACTCTGCGATGGAATGGGGCGTAGAGCAGGAGCAGTTCGCCGCGATTGCCTACGAGGTGGCGAAAGAAACATTTGTGGAGAAAACGGGGTTCTGGCCTCATCCGACGATTAAATGGCTCGGTGTCTCGCCTGACCGTTTGGTAGGTGACGAAGGTCTTGTTGAAATCAAATGCCCCAACACCACAACGCATCTCGGTTACCTGTTTGACGGCGTTGTGCCCACAGGGTATTACAAGCAAATTCAGTGTCAATTGTGGGTAACGGGTCGCCAGTGGTGTGACTTCGTTTCCTACGACCCCAGACTGCCCAAGCGCAATCAACTTTTTATTGTGCGGGCAGAACGTGATGAGGAACTCATCGCGGAAATGAAGGCCGAAGTCGAGAAATTCTTGGCAGAAGTCGAATCCTTAATCATCAAACTTGGAGAGTAAACATGGATGAAGTCATCATCATCACAATCTCACATCGAAAAAAAGAGATAGACGGAAAATATGTTAGCCCGCAAGAGTTTTTTCGTCAAGAAATACCGATGCAATGGCTCAATGACAACAACCCAAAAGTCGTACAAAAAATCATCGCCGTCGTAAACAATCTAACAACCAAGGAAATTTAATCATGGCAGTCAACAAGTTCATCGGCATCGGCAACCTCGGCAAAGACCCTGAGATGCGTTTCATGCCCAACGGCAACGCGG